CCTGACGGATCAGTTGTATGGACTACCGCAAGTACAGCTAAAGGACTTGCAAAGCGTGGTCTGAAGAAGGTTGAATGTAAGCGCCCTGCTTGGTTCAAGTTTAGCTCACCCTACAGTGGTATGATGAGTGTATATAGCGGTGACTATGTGTTATTCCCATCTGCTTATAACTACGCAACGGGAGAACCTGCGGAAGCAGAGCCTATCGAAATCAGAGATGTAACCGAAGGAGAGTGACGAGATGTTCAAGGTCTATTGGGAGGGTGACTTTCAGGCTGAGTTCAAAACTCTGAAAGAAGCCCAAGAGTACGTCAAGAAAGACATCAAAGGCACAGCAGAAGCCTACGGTAAAACACAGAAGTGGGTAAAAGAACATTTCACATGGGAGATAGAAGAAGAATAAACATCAAACCGAGCGAAGCGGTTAATCTCCGCAGAGAGGAGTAATTATGAAATATCCAAAGGGAATTGCTAAGTATCGCATCGACGGTCAAGAAGTGCTTGCTCAGTATATGGGCAGACAGAGAGGCTTTGAGTGTAGTGTATGCGGCAAAGGCTGTAACGCATTCACATTCAATATATACCATAATGATGCAGACGGCTATGCCGATGATGTAAACAACATAAACCCTGATAACTATGAGACATGGGGATATGGTCCTAATCACATCGAGGATGCCGTAGAATTAATCGAAGAATATCACCTGATACATGATGGCGATGGTACGAAGTACCTGCCTAAAGTTAAAATAAACGTGTCTCAGGAGCAGATAGATGCCATCGGAAACGTCACAGCACCTACACGATACGAAGCCATGGAGCAGGTAGCTGCTATCCTCGGCAAGCCTACAGGACAGCGTGGTACATGGGCTTCAAGCCGTAAGACCATAATCATCGACGATGTGACCACGGCTGAGATAACTTTCAGCAAGGGTAAAGTTAAAAATTTGCAGTATTTTGACCATACAGACAACTATGTTATGTATAATACGCTTTACTTCTAAGGGGGTGACAACATGAAAACAAAAGCTGAGATCCGAGCATCAAACAAGTATAACAAGGAAAAGACCACATCGGTACAGCTCAGGCTTAACAAGGTTACTGATGCTGACATAATCGCTAAGTTAGCTACGGTACCGTCTAAGATGGGGTACATCAAAGAACTTATCCGAAAGGATATTCAACGTGCCAATGAATCTTAAATAGTCTTGGAGGTGAGAAAATGAAACGATTGATAGTTGGAGGTGTAAGGTCGAGTGATGGAGGGTTCGTGATGGACTATACCATAGATTTACCCTCAGATATAATCGATTTAGTATCCCCTGAATTATACAAAACATCATATAGAAACCATATATATTGGTTTGGATACAAGTTCAAGGACGAAGTATCTTCTAAGTTACGCACGGAGTTTATCCACTATATTAAGGGGTTAGGTGTAAACAAAATAGAAGATCATGAACTGACCCAATTTATTGAAAAGCCTTTAGGTGCGTTGGATAAACAATTCAATATATATAATATTGATTGTCTTGTGTATCCTATATCCAATAGAAGCAAGCTTGTCAATAAGATTGTGCAAGTGACCAGTAGCTATACCTCAAGGGATAAATCCGTAGCCAGTTATGAGTTGGTCAAACAAACACCTACAGAAATAGCGTTTGATTGGAATGCATTTGAAGCCGATAACGCATACGATTCCAATAAGTATAAACAAATGTGTGAGTATGTGAACACCCAATTGATCCCTAAAATCAAAGGGTTGGACTATTTTTCATTGGCAAATGCGGTGAAACCTAAATATAGGAAATATATAAAAGATTATTTGGGATTTGTGACTCAGGCTGATCTTGAGCGGTTCGCTAAAGTACAGGGAGATAATATATTGATAATTGATGATATAAATACTTCGGGAGCTACACTTGATGAGATATTGAACGTACTCAATAAAGTAAATCACAATAGCAATATATTTATATTCACATTACTTGGCAATTTTATGTGAGCGCACATTTTAACTGTGTAGGTGTATCAGAATATCTGTAAGTGCCTGAAGTATTAATTGAGGTGATGGGGTCCCTGATAAATCATAAATTCACAAAAGCTCTTACAGGTTATGTGAGGGCTTTTGTTAATATATAATTATTTTTCAAAACCCTTGACAATTTATGCATATCAGTGTATACTGATATTAGAGGATAAAACCTTTACTAATGTCGGGAGGGATCACTATGACAAGAACAGAGATTACACTTAACAGGTATCAGAAGGAGCTTGATAAGCTCAATGCACAGCTTGAAAGAGCGGAAGCTACCTATGACAAGAAGCTTGCAGTAGCACAGAAGTACGGTGTAGATACATGGGATAACGATACACACGCTAAGTGGCTTGAGACTGTAGACAGCAATAACGGTTGGATAGTCAACAAAGAAGATATTAAGATCAATACAGCATGGTTTGATTTAGGTAGTGCTGAGAATCGTATAGACGAGCTACACAGTGCTATCGAGAGGGCAATGAAGCGGCTCGATAAAGCTCAGAAAGAGTATGATGCTGAGTGTGGTAGACAAGTAGAAGCAGAGATGACTAACACAAGAGCTGAAATAGCAGATAACTACCTCACCATGAAGCTATCTCAGGAAGAAATCGAGGCTATGCAGGAACAGATGAGGGCTGAATGGCTCAAGGACGGCATCGTTATCACCGAGTTTCACAGCTCAGGCTTAGATGGAATAACCCCACAGGGTAAACACTTCTACTTCTACATCAATAACGGCATCACAGATAGAAGCTGGCACTGCTACACACTATGTATCGATGGTATGACATACTTCACAAGTGGTACGATACAGAGTTGTTATAGAACGATTAAGCATCATTGAGAATATAAAAACAAGCCGCAGTACATATGTTGTACTGCGGCATTTGTTTTAGAATAATCTCCTGCGTGGTTTAATTTCAGATGCAATTATATCGCTAACCAATTTGTCTACATCTGTGGTACTCATGCTCCCATTTATGTGTATAAGTTTACCTGTACATACAGGACAACTATAATACTCATGGAACCTGTTATCATAAACTATATGTGTACCTTTGCAACAATCTGTAGCTATTGTATTGTCCTTAGTGGGTGGAGTACATTCGGACAGTATGGGCTTCAATGTCTTATCTATCATGTAAGCATATCGGTGTTTACGGGGACGAGTAATCCATACTCCGTGACTATCTTTAGTTTCGCCTCGGGGGTTCTTTTTGCCATCTGCTCGATAAAAATCAGTTTTCTGATCCGATAGCCCATAATACTTAAAGTTACATACTTGATATATTGAGCCTATATGTCTATCGGCTGAGGCTAATGTTATAACCGCTCTTACTCCTTCAGTCCTAAGACGTTTCATCGAATTGCCTAATAGGTAAGATGTGGCATTGGTGCCATTAAGCTCAGGGAGCATACATAACCTACTTAGCTCTAATATATCTTTAACATCGTTTTTTAGACCAAACCACGATTGTAGTGCTACAGATCCTTGAGGTAAACTATATGTAGCTACACCCACAAGTTTATGTGTCTCACGTTCAATGAGACCGTATGCATACATACTGAAGAAATCGGTGTCACCCAAATAATGATATTTACTTACAAAGTTGTAGGCTTCCACTTTATCAATACTGTCTATACGAAATACAGCGTTAGCCTTGATTGATCGCTCCTTGAAGCGTTGTAAATTGAGTTTATTCATCACATCACCTTAGAATAATGATTTAGCTTTATATATGGTAGGTGCATTAGGGCTTATGCTATGTTGTTCCCCATCGGAATTTACTACAAGCTCTTGCATATATACACCTAACGTGTAGTCGGCGCTATTATCGCCTTTTGGGTATGGCATTATTGGGTACGACAAGCATGATAACCACCTCTTTTTGAGTTTCTTAGATGAAGTACAAAAATACACATATCTATGCTTTGCGCTTCGCACTTTTCTATAATCAGATATATTTTCATGATCATAATGCCTGCCATGCTTCTGCGTATTACTGCACAAATCGGTACGTTCTTTTGTCATACCTGTATACAGAAAATTACACGCTTGATATATGTAACCGTGATGATTCATAGCCGTATCTGAGTATGATACAATTATCCAATTCTTTGACTTCAATTGACGTAGACAGGTTGCTACAAAATGTGATAACGGAGCGGTCCAATCTTCTAATCGACATAAACGATTTAGTTCGTATACATTGGAAGCCCAAGCATCACCACATATACCTTTACATAGCCATGGAGTAGCTGGTTTGCCAAATGTACATACGGCTACTAATTTGCCACCATGGTACCAACCGAATGCGATTGATATGGATGGTACTCTACCTGCATAATGCCTCGGTAGTATAAACTCCGTAGCGGTTTTACTGTCAATTTGTGTGATATACCCATCCATATGTATTCTCCTCAGTACAACCCATCATCAAAGTTACCTAACCGATAATCCCTATCTGTATCAAGCATGAAGCAGAAGTCGTGAGTAGGCTTAATATCCTTACAAGCATCTACAACAGCTTTTTCGATACGTTGTGCAAGGTTTTCTGAAAAGTACTTGTCGGATGTATCTACTTTAGCTTCAAACTCTATAGCAATTTTAATCATCTGCTCCATGTGCTAAGTCAACCCCTATCACATATAAATCTTCTTTCTTAGGATACCTACCACAGCATTTCTCCTCGGGGCAGTATCTCAGTTCTACACACTTGGGATGGAATGTCAGATCGATCAGAGTTCTCCATTCATCACTGTATGAAGCCAATGCTTCTTTGACATCAAAAAACAGCTCACGGTATTCCCAATAGGCTCTTGAACACTCACGGTTACGGGACATATCGATAAGATTACGGGCGTTACGCTTATCTATCTCTACGGTTTCCATACAAAAGGGTAAAAGCATAGAAGCATCTTCCCTCGGAATGTGACATGACTTCTCAAGAAGTTTTACGCTGTCACGAATAGTATTGATTGTCTGCTTGAATACCTGTAGGGCTATAGGATCTTTCTCTACCGTGTGTGGAGTTATGTAATTGAAATCGTCATACTCGATGTATCGGGTAGAAGCCTGTAATCTTGTGGGAGACCCACCAACGTGTGTGTACCACTCTCTTATAACTTTTGCAGAGTATCTCATCAGACCCATATGTACATCAGGAAACTCCAGTGTTCTGCCATGCATACTCTTGATGCAGTTAATGCCTCTCTGATAATTGACCTCATCATTTGAGACATCTGCCCCATAGCAGAAGCCTGCTCTGTGTCCTATCAGCGTGATAGGCATCTTTGTTGTTTCGGGAAATATAATTACTTTACCCATTAGGGGTCATCCTCCTTATGATTTGATTGATTTCATCATATATAGATGAATACTTTCGATTGTCTGTGTGATCTATGAATATATTCTTGATGTTTGCTTCCATATCAAAGGTTATTGCTATCAGCGCAGAATACGTCATCTGAATGTAGTTATCAGAGAACGATAGTGTGATAGATGAAATATCCCCTCTGTGCGATGAAACTACACAGCCGTCGAGCAGACCTTTGGTATATATGCGTGTATCCGTATTTTCTATATCTTTGAGCTTCATTTTCAGCAGATAACCGTGTCTGCCAAGAATGGTTATGATGTCATGCTCAAGACTCTTGAATGACTTCCTCATGACTTCCCTCCGATGCGATATATTCTTTCATGTCTGAGTATAGAGCTTCTACTAACGCATTAATTAATTCGTCAGATATATTCATACATATCACCTCTATACATCTATAACGACTCAAAATGCCAGAAAATATTGAGATAAACATTTAACTTCTTTCAGCAAGAAGTCCCCCACCTCTTAGGTGTGGGATGAAATGTGTGTTAGCCTTAGATTGAACATCTGAGGCTTTTTTGTGCTTGAGGCTAAAACCTTAAATAATGTAAAGACTATGCAGAAAGTAGGTGTCCTTATGGAGCTTAACGTACCCGAGTTTGAGATCACATTAGAAGTCGGAGATTATGTCCGCTTGGGAAGATTTAATGCTGAAACGTGGTCAGTGCATTATGGTTGGTATGCTTGGGGAGGTAACAGACCTGTGTGCGGTTGGTATCTTACAAATATACTGACTCAGGCAGTCAAGCCTTTACAGTACACTGATCTTGAAGATATATACATTATAGAAAGTTGAGGTCGATATAAATGCTTACAATATTTAACACAAAGCATCTGTCATGGGTAGATGGTGGTGAGACATCATTGAATTACTATGAGATGTTTGCTGATACAACAACGGATATGCCGTCTGATGTGTATCATTTTAGCACAGTTACTGAAAAGTATAAAATATCTCAGGGTTCACTTGTGTATGTCATATCCACAGGAGATATGTATATGATGAACTCATCAGGTTCATGGATTAAACAGTAAGGTGGTGCAATCAATATGGAGACTAATTATTTATTTCCTATGCTTCTTGCCCGTGGTAAGGGTGGCGGCGGTATGCCATCTGATGTGAAATACGCCACTAATCTTAGTCTGACTATCGATAGTTCTACATTTGTTGTAACCGCACAGCTCTTGGATCAGAACGGTGATAACCTTGGTACAGCTCAAACTATCGATTTGCCTCTTGAGAGTGTGGTTGTAGGCGGTAGCTATAATGATCAGACCAAAAAGGTGGTACTTACCCTTCAGAATGGAAATACCGTAGAATTTTCCGTAGCTGACCTTGTTGCAGGGTTGCAGAGTGAACTTACCGCTACTAACAAGCTTAATCCTGCGTTTATTAACTATGACAGCACTCATGCAGCAGTTACAGAAGCACAGCGTACACAGATAGGTACTAACCAAGCCGCTATTGAGGGTCAGCAGAATACCACAGACCAAGGCGGTAATGGGTATGCAATCATCAACGGTGTACGACTCTATGTCTCCTCCACAGCCCCGACTGGCGATATTCCTGACGGAAGTGTCGGAGTAGGTTGGTAAGGCGGTGAATAAAACATGAATTTTAAACGATATGTAGAGGCTTCTGACACTTGGGTAGACAGCCATTACATCATGAGCACATCCACTGACACCATCACAACTCCTGCTGATATTTATGCAAATGATACAACAGCGACAGTGGGCTTAAAGGGTAATATGTCTCAGACAGGCACACCAACGCCCGACAACCCGATACAGCCGAGTGAGTGTGGGGAGAGGACGGGGAATTTGTCGCAATGGGAAAAAGGCGGCATAAGCACAACGACAGGTGCAGATGAAGCTTATAAAACGGCAGAGCAAGGGGGCACGTGTGGGCAGATGAGGTCGCTTTATATACCGTGCTATGGAAACACAAATTATGTTTTACATACAAACCATTATCCTGTTCAGTCGTTTATCTCGTACTATGACGCAGACAAAAATTACATTTCTCGAAGCAGCGGCGCACCTCAAGGTGAAAATAGGGGATTTACAACGCCCGAAATGGCACGTTATATGCGAGCGCAATTAGCCCACGTAATAACAAATCAAGTATATCCTGCAATTGAAGAGAATCAACAATACGCAATCACATTCGGCTCAACCCCTCTCCCCTACGAGCCGTATGGAATTAAAATCCCGATTTCATCAGCCAACACCACAACGCCTGTTTATCTCGGTGAGGTGGAGTCAACAAGGAAGATTAAGAAGTTGGTGCTTGATGGAACAGAGAATTGGAAAAAATCAGGAGCATATGCTGGAAGTTTCTACTTTGAAGGAGGAGCTGCAGATGCAATAAACACTGGATATGAGGCATTTTGTTCTCATGTATTATTTACCACAATTTCAAGTTATGCTCAAAACAAATTTTGTTTCAACGGCTCACCGATTAATCTCAACTTATGGTTTTCACAATTTGGTGCAAGCACAACAGTCGATGACTTCAAAACCTATCTTGCGCAGCAATACGCCAACGGCACACCTGTGACAGTCTGGTACGTCCTCGCAGAATCCACAACAGGCATAGTCAACGAACCTCTCCGCAAGATTGGTGATTATGTTGATGAAGTTTCAGGCATAACAATCCCAACAATCACAGGAGCAAACACACTCTCAGTTGATACAACATTACAACCGAGTGAGGTGAGTGTCAATTATAAGGGTTGGCATCCTGTACAGAGTGTGCGCGTATATCCTGATTCTTCATGGATGCCTACATCTTGGGAAGAATTTAGGAAAGCTGTACGTTCTGGTAAAGCACAATCACTTTATCCTGTTGGTACTAAGCTGTATGAAAACTGGGGAGATGAAACATCTAACGCATGGATAGTAGTAAACTATCCTACAGACAGCAGATACATTGATGCTGACTTAGCGCAACAAGGCTATACTAATCGTGTAATGCTGATGGAGGAAAAGATAAATTATCTAAGGGTATTCGATAATCAAGAAGCATGGCTATATGCAGAAACAGCTATACCTGCTGGCACATATAGATTTACGATACCTAACTACGATGCGACATACGGTGGTAATAAAACATATATCTTTACATCTACCGCAGATGTCCCTGTTGGTGGACAGCTAATGCTCACATGGGCGTATCAGCAGAACCCATCAGCGGTACAGGCATATAGCTCATCTATGGCTACAAGTGCATTGTTTAATGTGTCAATTGCTGAATGGGACGGTACAACACCTTGTACAGACTTAGGTACTATCAAGCTTGCTATGAGTGATGCTGACAGCACATATGGAAAACTCAATCATATTCATAGAGTAAGATATGGATCTAATAACTATGCGCAGTCTGGTATCAGACAATGGCTTAACTCAGATGCAGCAGCTAATGCTTGGTGGCAGCCAACAACTATCTTCGATAGACCATATAGTAATAGAAACACCGCAGGCAGACTTAATACCATGGATAACGATATGAAGTCGGTAATAGCAACACCTACTATCAATTGCATTACCAATAACCTGTTTGAAAGTCCGTCATTGGACGGTACGACCTTCGCATTGCAAACTGCATATACCGTAAAGGACAAGTTGTTTCCTGTGACACATACAGAGGTTAATTTATCATCTACACCGAATGTTGATAGTATACTTAGCTATTATAATGGTGTAGGTAATGCAGAAAGGATAAAGTACAGGGCAGATAATGGCAACGCTTATCATTGGTGGTTGCGTACCCCTAACCCTACTTACGCCAACGTTGAGCGTTTCGTATACACCAGTGGTGCATTGAACAGCAACCATGCCTACTATACTTACGGCGGTGTCGCCGCTTGCATCATTCAGTAATCTACGCCGCCCTCTGCGACTGTCAGGGAGCAAGACAAGGGCGGCGTTTAAATTTATAAGGAGATTTGTATATGTCAGTACCTTTGCATAAACGCTCGGAGAATAAGTTGGATGCTTACGTCAAAACATTAAATTTAGTAAAGTACACTATGCATATGGTTGAAAACGAGAAGTTGTTTCCTAAGAAAAGTCGATGGAATCTTGCAAGCAAAATATCTGATAATTGCCTTGATAGCCTCACTAAGATACGACAAGCTAATAAAATACAAGCCAAAACCAAAGAACAAGCTAAATTCAGGTTAAAGTTGCAGTTTGATATACTTCTCCATTTTGATGCGTTGTGGGGACTAATGACAGTTGCATATGAGACATATGGTATGCCGTCTGAGAAGATAGAAATATGGTGCAATCTGTTGCAAGAAGCTGAGGACAAAGTAAGTGCTTGGCGAAGATATGATGTAAAACGCTTTTCAGAATTGTATGATTTCTGATTATGTTTTATATATAGGTTAATCTTTGAAAAACAGCCGTTTGGTGGTTGCGTACCCCTAACCCTACTAACGCCAACAATGAGCGTAACGTAAACACCAGTGGTGCATTGAACAACAACAATGCCAACAATACTAACGGCGGTGTCGCCGATTGCAAAAGAAATTTGGTCAGAACGAGTAACGATAGTGAAAGCCGTACCGTTTTTGCAAGGAAAGATTAACCCGTTTGGTAGTGATGCCAACAAAATATACGCTTGATGTGGGGTGTCCTTATGCGATACCCCACTATTCACAAGCGAGAAAGTAGATGACAATGAATAATAAATATCTCGATTACAAGAATATGTACGACGGACTGAAGAAGTGTTGCAAGAATGTTCGGTGGAAAACGTCTGTGACTCAATTTGAAATGAATGGTCTGAAAAACACTGCAAAAGCGATAAGAAGCTTAAAATCGGGCAAGTATGAATTATCCGACTATCAGAACTTTACCATTTATGAACCAAAGTTAAGACATATAACTGCGACAAAAATTAAAGACAGACAAGTGCAAAGAAGTTTATGCGATAATGCTTTGTATGATATGCTGACAAAATCATTTATACACTCAAATGGAGCTTGTCAGAAAGGTAGGGGAACTACTTTTGTATTAAACGATTTCAAGCGACAATTGCAAAAGTATTATCGTAAGCATGGTAGTGATGGTTATTATTTAAAATGTGACATACATCATTTCTTTGAGAGCATCAATCACGACATACTAAAGGAAAAACTTGCAAATCGCATTGAAGATGAACATATCTTATGTATGGTGTATATGATAATAGACAGCTTTGGCAATACAGGGCTTGGATTAGGAAGTCAAGTCAGTCAGCTCTTAGCATTATTTTACCTTGATGAGCTTGATCATGTTATCAAAGAGAAATTACATATAAAGGTATATACACGGTATATGGATGATTTTATATTGGTAAGTGAAAGCAAGGAACAACTAATCGAAGCTAAGAAGTATATAGAAGCATATCTCTCAGGAATTGACCTTGAACTGAATGATAAAACCGTACTACAAAAGATAAATCATGGTATTATGTATCTGCATTGGAGGTATAAAATTACAAATACAGGCAAGATTCTCATGCTCCCAGACAAGAAAAGATGCGCTAAACGTAGGCACAAGATAAAAAGACTTATAGCATTGTATTTGAACGATAAAATCACTTTAAATCGCTTATTGCAGATTACTTCCTCTATGAAAGCACATTTAGCTAAAGGAAACGCATATAAAGAAATTAAGGAGATTGATAAAATAGTATACAACGCCATTATTGAAAAGAATGTAACTGTCAAAGAGTGAAACGGAGACAGTTGGAAATAACAATATAGGCGTGGTCATTGATTTGGTCACGCCTTTTTTGTCTTGTAAACCTTATATAGAGACAAGGATTACTACGCTGAGAGGATGGTAATATGCAAGAAGTATGGAAAGACATCCCAGGCTATGAAGGTATATATCAAATATCGACATCGGGGCAGATAAAAAGCTCAGATCGTCCTGTATGGCATGGGACATTTATGTATACTCGCAAAGGGGCGATCAGAAAGCCTTTTAACACATCAGGATATGATGCTGTAAGATTGAGCAAAGACGGTAAAAAGACCTTTTTCACAGTACATAGATTAGTAGCCTTGACGTTCATACCAAACCCCGACAATCTCCCTGAAATCAACCACAAAGACGGCAATAAGCTCAATAATCATGTAGATACAGGCTTAATATCTAAACAGGGATTAATAGATAAGAGCCGAATGGGTGCTGACAAAGTATCTGTACGCCTGCGCTGTGAAGATACAGGAGAACTATTCAGATGTATGAACGAGGCTTCTAAACAGTTGCATATTCAATATCTGACGAAAAGAGATGTAGCCAAAGGAAGAACTCACGGTGGTAGAGGTTGGTTATTTTCCATAGTAGACGAAGCGTATTATCAGATGCACAAAGATGATCCTGTAGATAAAGCTGAGTGTGACAAAATGCATTCAGAGATACGCAAAAGAGTGGGGTTAAAGGGTGTGCGCTCCATAATATATTGTGTCACAACAGACAAGTATTATAAGTCTATGTGCGAAGCTGCTAAGGATGCCGATGTTGATCCGACTTCCATATCTTTAGCTATAAAAGGAAATAGAACGGTCAAAGGTTTGAGGTTTATCCGTGTTGATAATAAAGGAGAGTGATATGTATGCCTAAGACAATATGGAATGAAGGAAGAGTCTGCGGATACTCAATATTTGAAATATATTTAAGATATTTAGCTACAGAAGCTCCTGAAATAGTACCCGTGTCGGAAAAAGAGTTTATGAGTTCTATGATCACCATGGGTAACTCACTTTTACTTAGGGTAGGTACGGATGATATATCGGGAGTACATTATCGTGAGATACCTTTGCCGTCGAGTAGTAATATCAGCGCAGCTAATACAATAATAGGGTCATTCTTTGCAGGCAAGGGTGCCGTAGCATCGGATAGTGATAGCTATACTGGATGGGCTACAAGAGTCACGGACTATGGTCCATTGATTGAAAACAATGAGACAAGTAGCCCAAGCGGTGATATCATACCTCCCACAAATCCGAACACTGGTGATGTATCCAACGAAATAAAAGAACAAATACCTGAGTATTTAAAAATTATAGATGGTGTTGTATTACAGCCAGGCACATGGTCCACATCTGAGCTAACCCCACCTGCGAAGGATTTTAAACCTAATATGAACCAAGTACCTATCGTTCGTATATCATTTTCTGATAAGGTAGAAAAGCCTTTTTATCTGTTGCTTACAGGGTTCTCAGCAAAGTTGTTGACTATGGCAGTATCAGGTACAGAATCATCGTTAGATACCGATGCTCCTTCGGATGGTGATTTTTTGGGTCCGTGGGTATATCCGTGGGCTAATAAGATTATATTCTCTATACCGCCGATGTTTGCATCATATATAGATGCCGTTAAAGTAGCTACGGAGGATATAGCGAAGCTTCAGATATACAATACACGATATATATGGTTATACCGCATGGCTGATGGATCAGGTGCGCCATCACAAGCGGATTTGCAAGACTCTCGCAGTATATATGTTATGCGAGGTGTTACGGGCGTAGTGTCTGATTATTTTATATCCGAGTTCTGTGTTGATTATGATACAGCAGTAGCGGCTTGTGCCGAAGGTCATATCTCTGACGGTTTGGCATTGCAGAAATCTTGTATAGATCAGATAGTATATAATTATGGTGAGGCTCAGGCTCGTAATCGTTTCAAATATTTCTTTTGGAGTAATTCACCGAGCCATTCATCTGCAAGCCAAAATGGTATGTTTTATCCTGTGGATATACAAACTAAACAGTTCGCATTCGCTATAACTGACGATACATTACCTATACAAGTAGATCATGGTATAAACTTTAGCGCATCCGATGTAGTTATTGATGGTGTAACAGTACCTTCTACTAATACTGACATTATGGGTGGATTATTCAATCGAGCAAATTCTTATAGTGATACATCTGTATCCGAAATGGATTCGGATGGTGGATATGTATTTGAAAACCATCCTGTATTACATAATGTTGTAAAGGATTTTTCTGTATTTACCCGTGCTAAAGTGGCAGTTCCTAAAGCTCCATCACAGTATAATTATCAGTTTGTAGATTGGTTTGAAGCTACACCTGTCACTGCGATACTATCAGCCGAAACAATACAAGTAATGGGGTTGCACTCTGATTATACTGAATTAGATTTCCAATCCTTTTTACAGTATGCCGCAGCTCAAAGGGATTTAACACAACCTATGGATGCATTGATGGATGATACATCGACTATAAATGCATTGTATTATTTATACTCAGCATCAGATATAACAACTGTAGCAGATAGTTCGTTTGTGTGGTCCGATGCAATAAATGCCGAAGCCACTGCTTCAGCTCAGTTATCACGGGTAGATTACTACAGACCTGCTGATTTAAAACTGAATAAAACACAAGATGATATCGATATAACATCTATTTGTACCGATAGTAGTTATCATATATGGGCATCTACTGCGACTTCGAGCAAGTCACAAACTAAATCAATATCATTGATTGATAATTTCGGTTCTCCATTACCTACCGCAGGATCATCTGGCTCTATAGTAGCTGATACCATAAAGTGGGAGGACTTACTTAATGCGTTAAATCGAAATCGTTCAATTGATGTGTTGGGTGGTCTCATCAATATGAAAAACAGCGGAAACAACTATATTCAACTTGGAGGAGTACGGTTTTATATATCTGCTGTTGCACCTACAGATGATATCCCTGATGGTGCATTAGGCATAGGTTGGGGTTCGGGTGTATACAAGTATACATCAGGTGCTTGGGCATCACTGTAAGGCGGTGACATTATGAAATTGTATATTAAAGCAGGACAAGCACTGCCTGCAAGCACTCAGGTAAACCGTATAGGTAAATATCTATCAAAACATCTTGATGGAGTATATAAAGTCAAGAAGGATAGAAATACCTATGATATGTATGTTCATTTCATTTATCAGCCATTCCCTGAGTATACCGAAACTCCACCAATCTCAGAGCTTAACATAATAATATCTATCACCACATATCAGAATAAGATCAGAGTAAACACAATAGAGCTTACCCCGATGGAGCGCACAATTGGCTTTGACGTATTTAATCCTGGAACAATGGATGATTTGGAATACGGCAAGTATATGGTGCTGAAATCAGTAAAAAAGAATATACAGAAGTATTATCCCGATATGATTGAGTTTGGCTTCTGACCTAAGCTTCACAGGTCTGCTTCCTGCCTGTGAAGCTTTTTGTAACCTTTAATATAGTATGAGGTGGTGAACTATTATGAAAGATTTCATTGAAGCTATGACTATGTATGGGCTATCCGCAAACAATGGCGTATACACAATTGATAATATACAGTGTATGTGTAAAGGGCATACTATGTTTGTAAAACACGGTAATACAATATTCGCTTCAAGAAAAGTAGAAAATATTCTCAAATATATTGAATGCTCATTACATATAGGTAAGTTTTCATCTCCCATAATGGCGGCTATAAACACCAAAAACTTGGCACAGAACCTTGTCCGTGTACGCTCATCAAATGTGTGGGCGGTTGGATTTAATGTCCGTAATAAAGGTGATAATGTAGGTGACTTGTTGATGCAGTTTAAGGGTAAAAATGGTGGGGCAGGAGACTTGTACATATACTACGATGTTAGCTTGAAAGACTATAGGAGGCTTCTCAATGCGCCGTCTGTGGGACATCAATTTTGGACATCTATAAGGAATAATTATAATTATAGTAAGCTCACAGGTAACAAGAGAGGTGTACTGCCTAATGCAATTAATAATTAAATCGAGGTGATGATATTATGAAAAGATATATAAAGGCATCCGAACATAGTGTGCCTGTCATAACAACCATATCAGAGCTTATAGATGCGATGATGGTCAATGATTACTATTACTATGGTCTTAGAGGTGCATATCCTGAAGACATGGATAACCTTAGCAGAGGGTATCTTGATTGTTCATCGGTATGGGAAGATGGGGACTATCTCGATGAAAAACTTAATGGTACTTGTGCAGTGGGGATAAATGAAGATTTAAGCGAAGCTGAATTGATTCGACGATATAATACTGCGTTAAATGTTTATAGCAGAACTGGTGATGTACTGCTAATTGCTGATTATAACGAAACTTATGGCGATGACGAAAATGAGGTCATCTTGGGTAATCATGGCTATGGGGCTGATGTAGTGGCTATAGTGAGACTGTGAGGCGAGTATATGAAGATATATATCAGATCAACAGTAGAGCCTGCAATGACCAAAGGGACTACATTTTATCAAGTATCATTAGATGATGTATTGGAACATTTCTCTAAGTCATCTGAAAATGTGTGGGTATATAAATCGTTTTTAGAATTAGGATGGAAATGCCTTGATTTCCACAAGCATCTGTACAATAGCTTCTTTTATGAGGATGATTTATATATCTGTGTAACAGATGGTAGCAAAATTATGTACGATGGTAAATATATGAATGTAGAAGATTTACCTATGGAGATAGATATAGACCTATTAGGTGACTATGTTTCCGCAGGCAATGATAAAATAATTCATAGATATATTACCCCGTATGAGTTGAAAACCCCTAAATTCACCGAATGGGGCAAGGAGCTTGAAGCCGAGGGTTATAAAAAAGAAAAACTGCGCAAAGATGAAGCGCAGTTCAAATGATTATATATCATTGAGGTTCCGAGTTAATCTATCATGAAGAATACGCATAGCTCTTGGCAGAGCCTGTTTTAATTCGATGTAAGGTATACTATACAACTCAGATAGACTTCTTAGTTGTTTATCATCTATAGGTGCTTCCTGAGTTACCATTTCTTGTATCAGCATTTCTTCTACTGTATCGTATTTATCTGATACATATTTTTCTATTCCATGAACAGGGGTCATATGTGTGTCTGTGTAGCCCTCTATATCAGATATATCTTGGGGATGCTTATATCCAAGAATGGTCTTTAGCGCTAACATATCATCTTCAGGCAATTCGACCTTAGCCAAATCATCATAATTAACTGATGTCCACGGCTTATTGAGTTGCGCAGCTACTTTGATACATAGATTTCTCTTTTGTGAATAACTGAATGTATTGAGGTATCTTCTGATCTCCTCACTCAGGCGAGGTTTAAAGAATACCGCAAACGATAAATCCGTTCTGTACTTCGGAGCATATTTATATTTCCACCACATACCGAGAAACGCCATAAGTGCGGTTTGGAATTTATCTTCGTATAAGACTCCTTCGACAAATGTACTTGTTGCGACGTATCCGAAAAACGTATAGTTAAGATCGATGATTTCATCTCGGACAGCAAATTGAGCTTTCCGAGCTTCTTCTTCCATAGGTAGAGAATCATATAATTCGATAGTTCGTTCTTTAATATATTCCTTACTATAACTCACACGCAAGCACCCCCTGTATTGCTTATATACTATATAACGACTCGATTGTACGTTAAACTATATCATCTTCCATAAAATATTAAAGGTTTGCATTGTTCGTAACGTAGAACTTTGCAAACCTTTTCTTTGTATATTTGTACCATATGTACGTCTATTTATTCGCCTATGGTAGTGTATTCCGATACATCACCAAAATCGTATATTTGATTAGATGATTTTAAGTTCAATGAGAATAGTATAGACTCGCCCATAAATTCATATACGATAGTGTCATGGTATGCCCCATCATAATAAGCGGTACGGTGTAGACGGGCAGCTTCTCTCCCTCCATATTTATGGCAGAAACGTTTGTATAGTTTGTTAGCAGGGTTATCTGCGAACGCCCAAAACTCAGCTCTTTGAGCTTGATGGGTCTCAAACATCATGCGTACATGGGCGATCACCTCATATATCATGCGAGTATTATTATCACGGAACCCGATTAACCCAAAGTTGTACATAGATTTGGACGTTTCATTGAAAGCATATCCGAAGAAACCTGCAATGTTACCATCATCATCTACATACACAAAATCTCTACGCCAAAATGCGTTGTCGGCTATGTTTGAGCCTCCTCGTTCTCCTGCAAAATAGTGACTGTATTTCGGGTCATACCATCGTGCAATGAGTTCTCTTTGTAACTCATCTTTGTAAATCTGAGCAGGTACTAACATTATTTCGCCTCCATATATCGAATGTGTTTGCATATAGCATCTACACATTCAGTCAAATTAGTATTCTCGAAACGCACACACAGCCCTGCATTCTGAAGATTTAGCTCTGAATAATCCTGCTCATCAGCTAAGAAACGTCGGCACAGCTCTGACGGATTAGGATTACTTTCATGAAGCTCTCGCTCTACAGCTCTCAGAAATCTTGTGGTATCGTCCACATAGATGTAGATAGGTACAAGTTTATTGCCATATTTAGGGTACAATTGACCATAGGACTCAAGGGTGCCTATTCCTATTCGGCTACTCTCTATGGTGTCTAATTCCGATATGGGAGTGAAGTATATCCAATCTACATCTGATCCGCTCACCGCATATCTACGGTATTCTGCCACATCATGATTAAAGTACATCATACGAAATGCACCATCGGTATCGAAAGCATACTGTACCCCATCAACTTCATCTGTCCGTATAGGTCTGGTAGTATGCATAAGAATAGGTCTGAGGTTATCCATCCGTTTAAGAATTTCCCTGTATACTGTATCCTTGCCCGAAGCACTCTTACCCATAATATAGTATATCTTGTGCTTGTTATTTAACATCTCCATAGACCGAAGAAACCCCTTAGTATCGATAGCTTTGTCATCCTCAGCCCACTTTCGAGCCATATCAGTAAACTTACTCACAACATCATCCCCTAAAATAATCGTTTATTGCCTTTTGGTACCTGTTCCTGTGTACCAAGAAGCTGTATGAGTTTATCTATTCTCTTGCATATCTTTGTGGTACGTCGATATAAACCGAGCTTCCCGTTCTTCATTTGCTGACATAATATAAGCATCTCATGGACTACATCTGTTCCATGATTTTTATCTGAAGCTTTGCATAGCTTTACTATGTCTTCGATTTTTTTTGTGGTTAGGTCACTATCCAAGAAGTTAGGCACGGACAAGTCTATCTGCCCGTGGTCTAATTTGATGGTGATTATTGCATCTTTAGCAACAAGCATCATACCACCTCCAACGAATCAAATTCTTCCTTAGTTAAGTCATTGATGTCCTTACCCTCGGGAATACCTTCAAATTGATAGATCATAGCTACGCTCCGTAATGCCTTTTTAAGCTTTTCTGTAGCTTTTCTACCTGCATCATCAGGGTCGAAGCCCAATATGAACTCATGTACTCCAAGCTGTTTGAGCTGATTTATCTGATAACTATTGCCCGTACCGAGTAAAGCTACCGCAGGCTTGCCGTATACCCAACAGGTCAGTGCATTGAAGCAACTCTCTACAATGACTACAGACTTAATACCCTTTGGTAATTCATATAATCCGTATACAGGCTTTGTAACCCCTTCAGGATAATTGAATAGCTTACCTTCTATGGATCTGCGACAAAAGAATAAAGTCCCACCCGTTCTATCTCTCACAGGGAATGTAATGCAAGGTACAGGGCGTTTTCTTCCTGGGGGAACCCAATCTGCCTGATAACCTATATCAAACTTATCAATGATGACATCTGTAAGCTTACGTTCGTACATATATGGTACCGTGAACCTATATTTAGCTAATTCCTCCTCGGACACATAGCTCTGCTTAGGCTTCGTAAGCATACGGAAATAGTCTACTGCATATTTATTAGTCAGGGCTTCCACGGTTTCCGCAGGTAATAGATAATCAAAATTATCTGTGAGCGATGGATCATACCCTGGTATATTCTCCCGAAGCCACGATACTCCGTCCTGTGATATTTTCTTCTGCTTCAGCAAGAAGTCTACTGCATCGGGCAATCTTTTACTTGTATGACAAGCAAAACAGTGAAAATGCCCTGCGGCAGTCTTCTTACCATCTCTGACTTCATCAGTAAGTAAGACACCACAAGAAGGATGCTGTTCTTTTCCATCAGAATGGAACGGACATCGTATCATCATATGATTACCTGTTCTTTTAGCCTGATGTATTAAACCGAGAGCTTCAAGTTTATTCAGAACTTCTATAATGTCAACCATTATTATCACCTCTACTAATAATAACGACTCAAATTTATGAAAAATCGAGAGATTATGCCGCAGAGGGTTTATGTCTGCGGCATTATATGTCAGAACTCTACTACATCATCAATATCAAGGTTGATGTCCGAAGCAGACACAACTCCCGATATATCAGGTATATCTAAACCAGGATTAACCACAGGGGTGCTGATTGTAGGAAGGTCATCTGCGCTTGGCATATAACTAAGATCACCTATGTTTATATCCCATGTATAGCTGAATACAGGCTTTTGGTTCTTCGCATTTCGTGATTTTTCAAGACGAATGTCAAGTATATGCTTCTCAAATATCTGACGTATAGCAAATACTTGTGTAGCAATTCTACCTGGATGGTCTGATCCCTCAATGTTGTATATTGTCGGGAACGGTTCTCCCTTTTCATCTTTCATATCCTTAGTAGCACGATTTGCTTGCATAGCTACTACTACTGCACATCCGCATCCCTTGGACAGTTTAAATAAATCTTCACATAAGTTTTTATACTTCACAGAATCAGTATCGTGCATCTTGGCTTTATCGTCAGTCAAGTACGATAAACCGTCAATAATAAGTTCTTTTATGTTATGAGATTTGACAAATTTCCGCAGGAAAGATACGGTCACTAAATTGTCAGGGGCATCCTTATCTTCGATGATGTATGCACTTGCAGTTTGAGATTTCAGCGCTTGCAGATGCTTCATATACTCCTCTGAATACTGCCCTCTGAATATCTGCGAGTTAGCAAAATGACCTCTCCATGTATCAAAACGAGTACCGAGAAAGCTTGCTTGCATCTCAGGAGAGTAGTATGCTACATTGAAATTATGTCTCTGTGCAGATTCCATGAAACGGGAACATACCCAAGATTTACCTGAGTTCAAACGAGCTTCTAATATCAACAATTCTTCAACTGTAGATAGCCCACCATACATGACGTTATCTATCTCATCAAAACCAGTAGGAATGCGAGATTGTTTACTAAATTCTAAAACTTGCTGACTACGAATATCTACATCGTGTACAATATCGAGCGGCTTTGAACTCTCAAGCTCATGTACCCTTTCGCTTTGTTGATCAATATAGTTCCAAGCATCGGAAGTACCACCCTCGCCAAGGTCTTTCAGCTTATTGAATGTCTCAAGAAGTATGATGTGCTTCTTATTCTCAGCAAGCTCACGCTTCAGCCATTCAAGGGTCTCGTTGACTTGTACTATGATGAAATCAGGGAATTGTACCTGAAATGTAAACCTATCAGGAACTTTACCATTCTGATTGATGTGTTCGTGAATAAACAATATTTGAGGCTTAAATACAGAATAATATGAAGCATCATACCCAAGCAGAGTATCTACCGCTTCCTTGTTATCCGATGTAAGTATATATGATATTACCTGCATTTCTATTGATGTAATCATTTGTCAATCACTTCCTTCCCGAATACTTCTTTGAGCCTTGAGAAGAAAGGACCTGACCCAACAAGGCTATTCAGTTTTGGAGATACTATGATTGTGGAAAGCCCATGAAGCTTTCGATTGTGTGCTAAATTCAACAATGTCTGAGCTTGAAAATCCTTGAATTGCATAAAGTCTATGTTGGATACAATGACTACCTTAGCTTTGTCAAGGAATATGTTGATATAATCCAAGTCATCATCAGATCCGTTGATGCTCCAACTCTGCTGAATGCGGTTGATGTATTCCATGAAATTGAGATGGTAAACACTACAGTGCAGGGTATTCCCTTTGTAATGATTGCATATCGCTGCGTAGGTTAAGCAGGAAGCCATGTCTGAGGTGTTATCTGATATAACTACCTTATAACCCCCTTCGCTTGCTACAAGGCATTCTGAAGCTTGTTGGAGGCATTTGGTCGAAAACGAGAGTACAGACTTATTATTCAACAGACCATTACGCTCCATAAGATATTCGTACTCGACCAAATCTGCGCATATAATCTTACACTGATTCTGCCTACAATACTGCTTAAACGGACAGTTGTTACTTGTGTTAGGAGGGAGAATGCCCTGCTTTACATAGCTATATCGCTCTATGTAAGGGTTTCTGCTTTTCAGATAGCTTACTCTTGATGTCACACACGCCCTTGCAAGCTCTATAGGGTCTTCACCATAGAAGTCAGGTGGCGCAAACAATGTCAGATAAGGCTCTAACGTACCTCTCAAAGGGTAGTTATGTTTCACACCATGATCTCGGTCTAACAGATACTTACGGATAACATATTCTTTTATGAACTCGGCGGTTTTAGGAATGAACTTGCTATCTGGCAGGCTGTCCCATACCTCCAAGGTCGGAAATAGTTTACCGTCGATCTCAATATGCTTATAAAAGCTTATCTCCTCATCATTGTACAACCGTGTCAACTGATAAAAATGAGGGTATTTGATGATATTCTCCCGTATATCCTCCTT